CAAAAACTGGATAATAGAGGCGATGAATGAAGACAAACAAGCTTAAATTCAACCCTAATAATCCGCGTAAATGCAGTAAAGACAAGCTTGAAAAACTTATGCGCTCAATCGAATCATTTCCTGAGATGATGAAGTTGCGCCCTATTGTTTACGATCCCGAGACCATGTATGTTTTAGGCGGGAATCAGCGGCTCGCAGCCATTAGAAAGCTCGGCATGAAAGAAATCCCGGATGAGTGGGCGATCGCCGCCACAGATCTCACTCCAGAGCAGCAAAAGGAATTTGTTCTTAGGGATAATGTGCAGCTCGGTGATTGGGACTTTGAGATGCTGTCTGCTGAGTTTGCAGAGTTTGATCTGAGCGAGATGGGCATAGATATGCCAGAGATAGATGTAAAAAACCCATCTTTTGACGACTCCTATACAACAGACGAAGATGTTGAAAATACAGATATAAGCCCAAAGACAAATGACGATAAGCAATATTTAGAATTGATATGCCCAGAGTGCGGACATGAATACACTATTGAAAAGCCATAACATAGATGACATTCTTGCCAATGCTAATTTTGTTTACGCCAAAAGCATGCCTAAAATGCCTCACCACTACACGCTGAGAGAAACATGGGACTCTAACACATTTGATTACGTAGTCCAGAAAATACGAGAACTGGGAGTGCCTGAGAGGTTTTTTGGAAAGACGTATATTTATTACTACGCAAACGGTTATAAATACTGGACAATGGGAAATCCAGTATGCGAAACAAAGCTAATAAACAGAGCCAAATGTGATTAAAAAAATAGCATTCAAAGACTTGCTGCCAATTATGGATGACATGAAAAAAGACGGTATTTTGCTATCTGAAAAAGCAACAATTTTTGGATATTATGATGGTGAACTTTTGGTAGCAGTTACCGGAGTAATATTGGGGAAAAAGCATATTTCAAAATGTCATATACTATCCCGTCAATGAGAAAAAGGGGAATATTTAGAAAACTATTGGCACATTGCATATCATATGCTAAATCAAAAGGGATAAAAAGCGGATATGCCAATTGTACAGAAAGCAGCATTAACACATACATGTCTTTCGGCGGTGTTATAACGAAAGAATATAAAAATGGCATAAAAAGAGTAGAATATGCGGTACTATAAAAAAGAAACAGTTCTCGATGCTGCGCTAAATAGAATTAGATACTTATTTGATGAATTTCCCGTGATAATAGTAAGCATGAGCGGAGGCAAAGACAGCACGGTATGTCTTGAGCTGTGCCTATCCATTGCCAAAGAAAAAAACAGGCTACCGATACACGTAATGTGGATTGACCAAGAAGCGGAATGGCAGGGAACTGTTAACTACATGACAGAAGTAATGGGGAGGCCAGAAGTTATCCCAATGTGGTATCAAATGCCAATGGTAATAACAAATAATGCTTCAAGCTATGAAAGATATGTACACTGTTGGGATGAAAAGAACAAAGACAAATGGATACATCCCAAAAACGATATTTCTATAAAGGTAAACACATACGGCAAAGATAGATTCCATGACTTGTTTGCTGCCATTATGCAAAAAGAGTTCAAAAACAAAAAAGCATGCTATATTTCAGGGGTAAGAGCAGAAGAAAACCCGAAAAGAGCAATGGTATTAACAAGAGGGGTAACTTATAAATGGATCACGTGGGGGAAGGTTCTAAATAAAAGGCAGAACCAATACACTTTTTACCCAATATATGACTGGAGTTATACTGATGTGTGGAAATACATTGAAAGCACTGGCTCAAAATACAACAAGGTGTATGATCAAATGTTTAGGTTTGGAATTCCAGTGAACGGGATGAGAATATCAAACCTGCACCACGAAACAGCGTTAAAGCACCTAACAGAGGTGCAGGAAATAGAGCCAGAAACATGGGTAAGGCTACAAAACAGGATAGATGGGGCAAACACAATAAAACAAATAAAATCCAAATCATTCGCATGCCCGACAACATTGCCAAAAGCATTTGAATCGTGGAAAGAGTATGCTTACTATTTAGCGGAAAACATAATACAAGAAGACGAATATAGGAAGAAGTGGGACAAACAAATACAGTATGACTATCAATTTTCGTTTATAGAAAAAGATCAGGGCATAGAATCTGACTTTTGGAAAGTGGCAATAAACACAATATTGTCCTCTGATTGGGACTTTACAAAAATACAAAACTTTAGGCTTAATCAGCACGTAAATGCATTTCGCCAATTCCATAGGGGCATATATAAGCAAGATATGGTAAAGTATTCCAAATATCTAACGCAAGAACAAATAAAAACAATAAAAAGAGGGATAAGTGAAAACCATAGATAGCATAAACAAAGAAAGAAAGGCACTACACGAAGAATGCCCAATAAAACAGCCCATAGACTATGTCATGTGGGTTCCCATAGAAAAGGTAGAACCTAACGATTATAACCCAAACTCAGTTGCTACAGTGGAAATGGAGCTATTGTATAAAAGCATAAAAAAAGATGGATATACTCAGCCAGTTGTCACTATTTATGACAAAAAAAAAGATAAATACGTTATCGTTGATGGATTCCACCGGTACTATGTTTGTAAAACAAAAAAGGATATATATGACAGAAACATGGGGATGCTGCCAATTGTAGTTATTGACAAAAACATATCAGAAAGAATGGCTGCGACTGTTAGGCACAACAGAGCAAGAGGTGAACACAGCATAGATGGTATGAGTAACCTTGTATTTAAGATGCTTGACGAAGGCATGAGTGATGCGGACGTGTGTAATGAGCTTGGGATGGAGCCAGAAGAGCTTTTAAAGCTAAAACATCTTACTGGATTTTCAAAGCTTTTTGCAAATACGGAATACAAAATGGCATGGGAAACAAAAAATCAAATAATAGAAAGAATGAAGTATGAAAAAGCAACAAAATCCTAAAGCTAAAAAGCCCACAGGCCGGCCTCGCATTAAGCTGGACCCTAAGCAGGCTAAGATTTTTGGATACTTTCGCGCCACATACGACACAATGGCTGAGCAGATTGGCTGCCACATAGACACAATCCGAGCTGCTATGCAAGACGAAGATTCTGAGTTTTCCAAGGCATATAAAAAAGGATTTTCGTCAATGAAGATGAAACTGTCCGAAGCGCAGGTCAAGACAGCGATTGAAGAACATAATCCTACACTTTTAGTTTGGCTCGGCAAACAATATCTCGACCAGAAGGATAATCCAATGCCGGATGAGGATGTGAACAAAAATTATACAGTAATATTAGTGCCACGGAAACAGGCAGAAAGTGATAACAATTAGATTACGAGAAGAGGATTTTTTGTCACATCAATGGCAATTCTTGAACGACTGGTCAAGGACACTTGGATTGGTGGGTGGTCTCGGTTCAGGAAAGACAATCAGTTTTCTCTACAAAGCATTACTTTGTCTCATAAAACGACCGGGAGCAATCGGCAAATCTAATATAGGGATTGGTTATCCAACTTACGAAATGGGGAAATCTTTATTCTTTTTTCCATTTTGCGAAATACTTGACGAATGCAAAATAAATTATGTCTTAAATATATCAAATCTTCTAATAAAAACTGATTTCGGCGATTTGCATATCAAATCTATTTCATATCCTGAGAGAATAGTTGGCGATACATTTACGGATGCAGGAATTGATGAAATAGATATTATTCCGAAGCAAAAAGGGCTTAGAGCAGTAAATCGCTTCAGGGAAAGATTGAGAGGCAGAAAAGATAGTCAATTGTTTATGGTCAGCTCTCCAGAAGGATTTTCAACTTGTTATGAAGTTCTTCAGGAAAAACCAAATCCAGGGACTAAACTAATTAGAGCCAAAACAACCGATAATATATATCTCTCTCAAGCATACATAGATGACTTGATGTCAAGCTATGACGAGAAAATGGTTAATGCATATATTCGGGGAGAGTTTGTCAATCTGAATGGGATACAGGCATACTATGCTTTTTCCCGTGATAAGCATATAAGAAAAGTAGAACCACCTATGCCAAATGACATACTGCAGATTGGTATTGATTTCAATGTTGATCCAATGACAGCAGTAGTAGGATATTGGCGAGATGATACACTTTATGTCTTTTCTGAATATTATCTCCGTAATTCAAATACATACCAAATGGCTGATTTATTAGCAATAGATTATCCCGATAGATTACTTGTAATTTATCCAGATTGCACTGGTTCAGCAAGAGAAACGAATGCCTATTTAAGCGATATGGAAATATTGGCGAGAAAAGGATGGCAATTAAGATACAAGCATGGCATTTCTCAGCGCCGTTCTCTCAATATTACTAATGGAGAATTTGCTCATAATAGAATTATAATTGATCCGACCTGCGTTCATCTTATTGCCGATCTGGAACAAGTAACGACAGACCAAAACGGGATGATTGAAAAGACAAAAGATACTATGTTAACTCATATTTCTGATGCATTAAGAAATATAATAAATCTAAACAAAATCAAAGAAAATGATTGGAGAATTGCCTAATGAATATAATAGAACAAAGCAAGGCAGAAGCACTAAGAAAAGACAATATTACACGAATGAATAATGCCGTTAAAAATATTGATTTTTACTACAATAATCAATATGAATATACGGTAGAAGAAATGCAAAAAAGATACCCGGGAACCTTCAAGGATATATATAATTACATTATCACCGTGCCACTAACGAAATCTCTTGTTCTTCAGCTTGCTAAAATCTTTCAGCGAGATCCGGAAATTAAACCGGATATAGATAACCAAAACATTAAAGACGCAATTTCTATTGTATTTGATCAAGCGAATTTATTTGGCAAACTCAAAATTATAGATAGATTTACGGAATTATGTGGCAAGATTGGTGTTATCCCGATATGGAATCCAATCACAAAAAAGGTGGGGCTGGATATATTAACACCGGATAGATGTATTGTTATTACCGATGACAATTTCCCCGATACCCCAATTAAGGTGATGTATCGCATTAACACCCAGAGTAATAATCTATTGCCAGCTCGGACTGATATTTGGGCAATCTGGACTACAGAAACTTATACCGAAGCAACTCTTAAAACTGATTATGGAATTGATAAAATCATAAAAGAACCTATTCCTAACCCTTACGGCAAAATTCCTATTGCCTGGTTTGAACTGGATTATCCTCTTAATTGCTTCTGGAATGAGGAAAGCAATATAATTGTTCCACAAAATCTCCGCACTAATATTCAGCTTACAAATCTTGATTTAGCTCTTGACTATCAATC